CCCCACAGGTTGCGGCTCAGCCCCGCCGGGACGGGCAGTCGATACCAGACCTCCATCTCCGGCGGCAGGCGATCCACCTCCTTGTTGGTTGACTGCCGGGTCGGCTCGTAATCCGCCCGTAGCCGCCGGGCGGCGACGCAGACCGAACACCTGCGCCACGGCCGGCGCCTGTGCAGGTGCCGCTCGGCGAGGATGTCCGCGCGGCTCAGGTCCTCTTGCCGCCCACAGCAGGTCCAGCGCACCGTGGCGCGGTCCTGGTCGTGGACGGTGACAATCTCGATCAAGCCAAAGCGCTGACCGGGCGCCAGGACGATGGCTGGCCCGCGCTTCGTCCCGGCCTTGGCCTGACGGGAACAGGTCCCGCATCGCTCGACGCCGTAGCGTTCCCGCTGCTGGAGCTGGCGATGGGTGACGAGGTGCTCACGCCCGCAGCAGGTGGCGATGGCGCGATACCTGGAGTGGCACAGGTCGCCGCCGGGCAGGAACTCGGTGGGGGTGAAGCCGCCCACTTCGATGTGGAGGGGATAGGGTTGGCCGTGGCCGGGGCGAAACGTGCCGCCCGCCTCCGTCGTCATAGCGATTTACCCTGTAAATCTGGCAGGCTGTCGAACGCCTGTTTCAATAACAGGTAGCGGCGTTGCTCTTCCGCCACCTTCTCGATGAGCACCTGACAAATCAGATCGGAGACCGAGGTATGTTCAGCCAGGGCCATTTGCTGCAGGGCCGCTTCCAGGTCGGAAGGGATGCGGGCGGAAACCGTGCTGGTGCGCTTGGCGTTATCCATGAGCGGCTACCGGGGAATAAAAAAGGCCCGGCGCATGGCAAAACCGGTCCAACCACTGAGGGGAGCGCAGTGAGAAAGGGTCGCCCGTGTCTTCGTGGCCCGGGCGACGGGATTAAGGGGATGGTGCGGGCCGAAGAGAGTCCACCGCCCCACAGGCATCCTCGCCTGAGCGCAGGGCCGATCACTGGCTGGCGCGGTTGGGGCGGTGGGGGTTGACATGGAAAAGTTAGGCGGCGGCTTGGGCGTGATGCAGGCACGGCGCAACCGACGGCTGTCGGTCGGCCTTAAGCGCCCCACAGGTAAGCACCTCGATCTGATACTGGCGACCAATCGGGATTTGCTCACCCCAGCCATTGATCGCGGCGCGATGGATGCCAAGCGCCCGTGCCAGCGCGGCCTGAGTGCCAAAGTGGCTGATAGCGTCTGTCTTAGTCATGATGCAATAGGTTTAACATGCTTAACAGGCGTAGTCAAGCATAGTCAACCGCAACCGGCCTACGCTAGAGGCATGGAAGCCGAGACCATTAGCGAACGCATCGCCCACCGCCTGGAAGAGTTGAAGATGACCCAGGCCGAACTTGCTCGGCGGTGCGGAATCGACAGATCAGCGGTAAATCAGTGGGTTAGTGGCCTGGTGAAGAACATTCGGCCTGAGCATCTAGTGATGGCTGCTGATGCCCTTGGCTTAGAGATCCGCTGGCTCATCACCGGCCGTGGCCCTCGCTTGGCGCGCAACGCGCCCACCATCGACTATGACAATGGCGACCTGGCCATCCTGTCAGCCCCGCCCGAGATCAAGCAGATATTCAAGCAAATCATTGAAACGACACAGAACAAGGCCGACTGAAAGCTAGTCGGCTTTTTTTGCCTGCCGTGTTTAGCATGCTTGACAAGCAAGCGTTAAGCATTCTAAACTTCCCATCAACAGGCCACCCATCCAGGGCGGCCAGCGGAGGGGAAGGACGATGGCAAAAGACGACTACCGCTTAGACCTCGTGACCGCTCGCCCCGGTGAGCTGGACGGGTACTTTTTCAGCCAGCCGTTCAAGGACTGGCTTGCTCACCTTGACAACGACGATCTCTTAACTGTCGAGCGGGCCTTCAATCACGCCAGCATCGTCGCTGGCAACCTGCGCTTTTCCCGGGCGCACGTCGAGAACAACCGCATCAGCCAGGAAGCCCTGAGCCACGACTTCGGCGGCGGCAAGTCCGCCAGCCTGCGGGGTCTGTAGCCATGGCCATCAACACCATCAAAGACCTGATCGCTTACCTGGAATCTGGCCACGCCTACGGGCAGGCCGTCCGGCTAGACCTTGACGAACTGCTGCTTTTGAAAGAGCTGCTCAAGGGCTTGAGCAACGTCGTCAGGGATGAAGCCATTTTTCGGCGCAAGGTTGGGGAGCGGCTGCCATGACCGAGATCATCATTGCCATGTGCGCCCTGGTGGGCGCGCTGTGCTTCCTCTACGCCGCCCTTGCCGGCCTAGCTGACTACGCCCTGCCCTATTTCGCCCGCAAGCCATGGCGCGTCAATCGGCGCCACGCGGCGACGTATAAGCGATGAGCCATGACTATCCCATCCGCGTTCTTGGTGGACTGCCGGCCATTGCCAGGGTCCATAGCTTCTATCCCGTCATCCATGCCACTTGGGAACATCCCGAGGAGGGAGGGGAAGTTGATTGGGAATTGCTTGATGGCCGCGGGCGCAAAGCGGACTGGATTGAAAAGCGCTTAACCGATCTTGAGCGCTCGCGGCTTGACGATGAAGTGTACGAACTGGCGGCTTATGACTACCGCAATCGCGCCTACGCTGATCTCTAACAACACCGGAGACTGACAGTGAATCACCAACAATACCTCTCCACCCTTACCAGCGACACCGCCGGCACCCTGGCCACCGCCGGCTGCCGGATCTGGGCCGCCCACGCGCATAACCAGCGGCCCGTCATCATCGCCAGCCTGCCATCACGCCTCAGCGCCGAGGAACGGCGGCGCATCCTGGCCAAGGCCTGGCAAAGCCCAATCCCGGTGAACTGGAAATGAGCGCGACCCACCAGCCGTTCATCCTCACTCAACTGCGCTACATCGCTGATCACGGTTTAACTGACGATGACTTTTATCACTTGAACGCCGAAGAGGCCCGCCAGCTTGCCAGCCGGCTTGATCACTGGGCCACCCGACTCTTCAACCACGCCAACCGGCAACCACTGACCAAACCCGAGAGCTGACATGACCCAACCCGCACCGACCCCGAAAGACCAGGCCGCCTGGGAACTGTTGGAAGCCAAACGCCGCGAGGACGAAGCCCGCGCCTATCGCCTGGACTGTGAAACCAAACTGATTGAACTCGTCGGACTGAAGGACGAAGGCAGTCAAACCGCCAAGACCGGCTTTTTCAAGATCACCACTACCGCCGCAATGATCCGCAGCCTGGTCCCCAATGGTCTGGGGCTGATCGCCCGCGAAGGCGCCGAGGTGATGGACACCGTGATTCGCATGAAGCCGGAGATCAGTGTTTCCGGCCTCAAGGCTTTGGCCCACGATCACCCGGACATCTATGGCCGCATCCTGCCGGCGATTGTCACCAAGCCGGCCAAGCCCGCCGTCAAGGTGGAATTGCTCAAGGAGGCGGCATGAACACTTCGCGCATGAGCCTGAGCAATCTGGTGACGGGCCGCCAGCAGCGCCCGCTGCGCATTGTCATCTACGGGGTGGACGGCATTGGCAAATCCAGCTTCGCCGCCTGTGCCCCGGCGCCGATCTTCCTTGCCGCCGAGGATGGCACCGCTCACCTGGACGTGACGCGATTCCCCATGCCGGAGAGCTGGAACGACATCATGGAGGCGATTGGCGTCCTCTATGACCAGCCGCATGAGTTCAAGACCCTGGTGATTGATTCCGCCGATTGGGCGGAACAGATCGCCCGCGATGCGGTGTGCATCGAAAACCGCGTGGCGTCGATTGAGAGCATCCCCTACGGCAAGGGTTGGGTTTATTCCCAGGAGAAGTTCAGCCAATTGCTACGGGCCTTGGATGCCCTCTACGCCAAGGGCATGAACATCATTGTCGTTGCCCATGCCCAGATCAAGGCTTTCAACGATCCCGAGCATGAGAGCTATGACCGCTACTCGCTCAAGCTCGACAAACGCGCCGATCCCTTATTCCGCGAATGGGCCGATTACGTCCTGTTCGCCAATTGGGACACCCGCGTCGAGACCCCCACCGATTCCAAGGGCAAGCCCCTGCCCGGTATCGAGGGCAAGGCCAAGGGCCGCAGTTACGGCAAGCGCCTGCTCTTCACCCAGCGCTCGGCGGCGTTTGACGCCAAGCGCCGGTTCAACATCCCCGACCGCATGGAGCTGGACTGGGGACTCTTCTGGTCCGCCCATCACGACGCGGCCAACACTTCCACGCAACCCTAAGAGCGATCTGACCATGAGCTACTACAACTACACTGACCCCAACCAAGCCACCAACGACCTGGACATCGACCTGTCTTCTGTTGAGGAGGCCGCCCCGTTTGAGCCCGTCCCGCCGGGCGAGTATGTGATGCAGTCGGTAGGCGCCGAGGCTACCTACTCCAAGGCCGGCAACCGGATGATCAAGGTCCAGTACCAGATCCTGGGCGGGACCCACGACAACCGACGCATCTTCGAGCAGTACAACGTCGGGCACACCAACCCGACCGTGGTGCAGATCGCGCAACGCGATCTGAAGGCCTGGGTGATGGCCTGCGGCTACACCGGCAATGAGCGCCTGACGATGGGCATGCTCCACGACCTGGAAGGGCGGGAGTTCATCGGCGTGGTCAAGGTCGACAAGGACAAGACCGGGCAGTACCAGGACAGCAACCGCATCCGCGCTTACAAGCCCCTGCCGGGCGCTGTGGCGCCAGCTCACGCCGCCCCGGTCCATACCCAGGCGCCCGCCCCCGCGGCGGCCGCTGTGCCGCCCACGCCGCCCCAGGCGGCGCACATGCCACCGCCCCAGGCGCAGCCGGCCGCCGGTGGTGCCAGTAAGCGGCCCTGGGAACGTTGATGGACCTGCGGCCCTACCAACAGGCCGCAATTGATGCCCTGTTCGCCTGGTGGGCGGCGGGGCGTCAAGGCGAGGACCCGCTGGTGTGCCTGCCGACCGCGGCGGGCAAGACCATCATCTTCTGTGCCCTGATCAAGCGCCTGCTGGCCGAGTATCCCGGGGTGTCGGTGCTGATCCTCGCCCATCGCCAGGAGCTGATCAGCCAGGCGGAGGCCAAACTGCGCCACGTCTGGCCCGCGGCCCCGGTGGGGGTCTATGCCGCCAGCCTGGGGCGCCGGGAAGTGCGGCCGATCACCATTGCCAGCCGCGACACCATTGCCCCGGTGGTCAAGGCCCTTGGGCAGTTCACCTTCCTGATCATCGACGAGGCCCATCGGATCTCGGTCAAGGACGAGGGCCGCTACCGCAAGCTGATCGCCGATCTGCGCGAACAGTATGAGGATCTGGTGGTGATTGGCTTCACCGCCACCCCGTTCCGCTTGGGCCAGGGGCGCATCTATGGCCCCGGCAAGCCCTTCGCCGACCTGGCCTATCACGTCGGCATGCTCGACCTGATCAAGCAGGGTTATCTGGCCACGCTGACCTCGTTGGCCCCGGCGGCAGGGACCATCGACACCGATGGCGTCAAGACCCTGGGGGGTGACTTTAACGAGCGGCAATTGGAAGAGCGGGCCACGGCCGAGGGCATCATCGATGCCGCCCTGGATGAATGGCAGGCGACCGCGCATGCCCATGGGCGCAAGGCCAGCGTGTTCTTTTGCGTCAGCATCCTCCACGCCGGACTGGTGAAGGAGGCCCTGTTGCGCCGAGGCATCGAAGCCCATGCCGTGAGTGGCGAGACCACGGCCGAATTGCGGGCGCGCCTGCTGACAGACTTTGCCGCCGGGGCTTTTCCCGCCCTATGCAATGTCGGCGTCCTGACCGAGGGCTGGGATTGCCCGCGCTGCGATTGCATCGTCCTGTTGCGCCCGACCCGTTCCGCCAGCCTCTATGTGCAGATGGTGGGCCGCGGCCTGCGCCTGTCGCCCAGCACGGGCAAGACCGACTGCCTGATCCTCGACTTCGGCGGCAACATCGAACGCCTGGGGCCGGTGGATCAGGCCGATGAAAAGGAACCACGGCAGACCAAACGGGCGCAACCGGAGGAGGCCACCTATCGCCGCTGTGGCGATTGGGACCCGACCAGCAGCCAGTTCATCGGCGGTTGCGGCCACAAGAACCCGACCGCGGCGATCAAGTGCGAGGAGTGCGGCCGGCTGTTTATCCGCCACAAGGCCGAGGCCAAGCGTGGCGGGCTGATCTCCAGCGAGCGCAGTTTCCAGGACTTCGAGGTGGAACGTCTGTCATGGCGCGTGGCTTACAGCCAGGCCAGCGGGCAATCCTATCTGCGCCTCAGTTATCACTGCGGGCTGTTCGAGACCTTCTACCGCAACCTGATGATCGGTCGCCCGGGTTATGCCGGGCAGAAGGCTGCTCTGGAATGGGCCGGCTTGACGACCCGCGGGACCTCGCCCATGACTCCGGAACAAGCGGCTTTATACCTTGATCAGGGCGAGGAAGTGCTACGCCAGCCGCGGCTGATCACGGTGGACGTGGCCAGCCGGTGGAAGGACATCGTGAGGAGTGATTATGACCACAGTATCTGAACCCACGGCCTTAGCTTCGGCGGGTGTCGTGACCAGCTTGTTTACCCCCGGCACCCTGGACGCGGCGCGGACCAAAGACACCCCCCTGCCGGCGGACGCCCCCCTC